CTCCCTTCAACGATAGCACCGTTGGCAGACTTAGCGAGGGTTCTAGCACGAGTAGTTCCATTAGGATTCACCATAAATAGAATCTTACTGGCTGCTGCTGCACCCTCTACGATTGATTGGGTCAGTCCTTCAAGAGACTTGAGGTCTCCAAGATATTGTTCAACATAACTGCGACCCCAGTTCTCTCCTTCAACCCTGTACATTCGTAAAGGTAAGAAGGGGACTTTATCTTCTGGGTATACGCCATGTGACCCTGGAAGTTCCATGTCTCCAATAGATTGGTGAACACGATACTTGCCATCGGGCTGGCGGTGTACGCAGGTGTATACATCTACACTATCATTACTGACAGTATCTGTAGGTATCATTGCCTGTATATCTTCAGGCAGTGTTGTAGGACTTACGGATTCTTTAGAAATAATATGTAGTGGATTACCCATAGGATCACGCTGGATAACATAGCGGGACATGGGGAAGACTCGAACACCACCCTCGTCAGGGAAGTGTAGCAGACAGTTACCAGCAATGATAAGCTGCTTGAGAGCCTCGAACAAAGCCACTCGGACATTGTTTACTTCAACCTCTTTCATCACAGCCTTTTCAATAGCTGCTAGAGATTGTTCGACTTCACTCTTGATCTCAGGAGCACCCTCAATTTGAGCGAGTGCCTGGTCATCGAGTACAAGTCTGAAGAATGGGGAGTTGGGGGGTAGGAGGCTTAATAGTAAAGAACTTGCAAGATTATTGACTCCTCGTGCCCCAGTCCCGTTATATGGGCAGGCAAATTTTTTGTGAGATGTTATTCCCTCATCAGGAACTACTGTAGGCAGTGTTAGCCTTGAGCAATCCCTAGCACGTTCCAGAAAAGGATGACGCTTAGTCTCCAATTCTGTGTACAAGCCTTTAGCGTTTTTCATAGTTTAATATCCAACATTAGCACCAGAGCCACCACCGACATTAGATGCCAAGCGTATCTTGAGGGAGCTAGTACCCCGTCTTCGAGCACGTTGAGTACGTCCTTGTTGCCTCGCTGTCGCATTCCCCGCATCAGCCATACTTTCCGCAGTTGATGCTGGCGGAGGTGGGGGTGGTGGCGGAGGAGGTGGCGGAGGTGGGGGTTTAGGGCTGCTCATGCACATGATTATCTCTCCAAGATATTGTCCGATTGCTCTTTAAGGATAGACATAAGATGTTCTACAACTGACCTTTGACCAGCCTTGAAGAATATCTCACGCTCTGTATCTGTAAGAGCAGGTGTTTGTATGGGGAATTGCGTGTCTAACCACTCGGTTAATTCAGGCAAAACCACAGGAGTTTTCTCATATACTTGTCCCTTATCCATTCATCACACCTTTCTGTAATTCTTCGGCCTGTATACATAGTTGCTTTGCAGCCGTATAGAGGTGTTCGCCAGCACCCTCAAAGTCGGGGTGGTCATCTAAAACATCCCCTAAGTTGTGTAAATAATCGGCAAGGGTTGAGGTTTCTTTATCTAACATTGTATTACTCCTTAGTTGTATCTTTCTTAGCTTGAACATAAGCACCTAGCAGGCACACATAGTTCACTATATCTACACAGGTATCCCTAAAACTCTCATCGGATACCTTGAACTCACCTGATTCTGCAAAGGTACTTAACCTGCTGAACTTGTCTGTAAGCCTTACCAAGAACCCACGTTCAGTCGTGCATATTCCCATAGACTCACACCTCGTAAAGTTAGCAAAGGGATGTGTACCTTTATCACCCGCATAGTCTGAGTTCTTGGCTTTCGATAGTTCCCTTGCTTCATCACATAAATCCTCATGGAACTTTAGGTATTCATCTCGTGACATTCTGGTGTCCATAGTTTGACCTCCTTAGTCTTCTTGTTGTATTCTCCATGCCTTAGAATCCTAGCAACTTGTGCTTGGATCAACGCATCTTCTTCTGTTAGTCCTACCTTCTCATAGGCAGCAACAACCTCTATCCAGTCCCCATCCTTGAGAACCTTGATAGCGGTCTTAGGGCCAATGCCAGGACAGCCACTGTAACCATCTGTTATGTCACCAGTTAGGGCTTGAGTTAGGTGGGTTCTATTGGCTTGCTCTAGGGATATCTCCATGATCCCATCTTCAGGATGTCCAGGGTTGTACAACTTACCTGGGATGGTCTTCATGTCCTTATCTTCAGAAACAATGATCTTATCTGTTTTATCCTTGGGGTCTGTTGCCAGTATCCCCATGACATCATCAGCCTCTAGGGTATCCCACAGTGCGGTCTTGTAGGTCTCCGCTACATACTCCCTAAGTACAGGGTATACCAAAGGTTTACGCTTACTCTTGCGGTTGTGCTTGTAGGTCTGTAGGACTTCCTTACGCCAGTTTGCGTGGTCAGTCAGGGTGACTATCAAGTGGTCAGCTTCAAGGTGTTCCTTGATATCTGTCAGCCAAACATCAACTCTTTCTTTAGCGATCTTAGCATCACCATGTAGTGTCCATATATCATTTCCCCAATCCCATGCTTCCTCTACTGCTGATGACTCAGCGTATAAAAGAATATCTCCATCAATCAATAGAGTCCGTTCCATCGTGGCTATCTCCTGCTTCTGCGGCCATCCTTGCCATTGCAAGTAGACCTAGTATTGCGTGGTATGCTCCCCCTAAGCACATGATTACATCATCCTCTTTGTCACTCCTCCTGCTGCCTGCAACTATCACCACCTCATCAAACCTTCTGGTCAGCTCGGAAATCAAATCTTTAGTTGAGAAGTATTCTATTGATTCCATAGGTAGTTGATCCTCTTGAGGTTCTTTAGCTCATTCACTAATGCTGTTCGTTTTGCTGATTTCGTTGGGTACTTGAGGATCTGTAGTAGTATAACCGCTTGGGGTAGTTTTTCCTTCAGGAAGGGGAGAACTTCTTTAATACATTTTCTCGCTGTCTCACCTGTGCAGTACCACTCGTAAGCCTGTCGGTGTCCATCCTTAGCAGCCCCCTTCTCTCTTACAGTTCCACCAAATAACTTTTGAAACCAAAACAAAGTAAGTGGGTAGGTGTTTGAGATAGAAACTACAGTGGTGTTGTTGAACCTTAGACAACCTTCAGCGTCCAAATATCCTGCTGCATAAACCATATCAATGAGTGTCTGCCCAGTTCCTTCCGACCTTAAACTCTCCAGTAATAGGACATCGTAGGTTGAAGTCCCTTCCAGCTTCTTCAATAGCTCTTGTGGCCATATTTCCGACTTGTTCTGCATAGTCCTCCTTGACTGATAATTGAATCTCATCGTGAATGTGGGCGACCTGATAGGCAGTACCCTCAGGCAGCGTGTAAATGTGTTTGCATAGATTGACAGTGGCTTGCTTCATGACCACAGCACCTGCACTCTGTAGTGCTAGGTTTAACGCTGAGTGCTTAGAGCGTACTGGTAGGTGTCTTCCATCGAGACCTCTGAGCCAACCCCTTGTTTCTACTTGGTGATTGATTATCTTTTTAAGTTGTTTAATAGCGGGGATCTTATGTAGGAACCTTGCTCTAAGTATACGACCCTCACTGATACCACCATTAACAATAGAGCCTAGCTTCTGGTCTCCTGCACCATATAGATATGCGTAGATAAATGTCTTGGCATCATTTCTATTAGGGAGACCCGCAGCGTGTTGGTTCACCGTATGAATATCACCATCACAAACTTCCTTGGCATATTGACCTTTATCATAGTAAGCCAAGTAGTGAGCCAGCATCCTTAGTTCTAATCCACTGGCATCAACACCAAGCAACACATAGCCATCATCAGGTATAAATAAGCTGCGACACTCAACGCCATAGGGTGAGGACACTGCGGGAACCTGAGCCAAGTTTGGTCTTGAGTGAGTACACCTACCTGTAACAGTACCGTTGGTATTTACTCGACCATGCAGACGATCTTCAAACGTACCATCCCACCTAGTCATGGCGTGTCGCTCAAAACTTTTGAGCCAAGCCTCTTTACCCTCTGCTAGTTGTCCTAATCTCTTGCCAACCATGAGGTACTCAACCAAAGGTTTAGCCTCATCAAAGGAGAGAGCTGTAAGTATGCTTTCATCAATCTTAGGTTTACCACCGTTGGTATATTCTTTAGGTTCCCATCCATACTTATCCATGAGACACCTAGCTATCTGGTCTCTACTACCTGGATTGAATGGGATACACTTAACCCTTAGTGGGCCTTTAGTAATTGTCTTACAGCCAGCCTTCTGAGCAGCACCCTTAGTTGCATAGCGTTCACCTTCGGACTCCCAATAAGCAGGAGTCTTCATTGGTATCTCAGTAGGTGGAAAGATTTCTTGTAGGGTTCTCTCTAGTTCAGCCTTACGATCCAAGAGTTCAGCATGGAGGTTCCTTGCAGCCACAGTATCAAAGGCAAACCCATGTCTCTCTTGTTGTTTCATGATGAAAGCAAAGGCGTGTTCAAGGATCACTGACTTCTCTGAGGGTTCTTCTCGCATGAGATCTTCATACAATCTGTAGGTGACTCTAGTGTCTTGGACACAGTAGTCTTCCATCTCAATAGTCCACTTAGACCAATCATTAGTTTCACCGAAGTCACCTTTATGTTCCCCAAGGCGATAACCCCATGACTTCAATGAGTGAGCACCTATAAGGTTTCTAGGGAAGTCATCACCACGCTTGAAGTCTTCATCACGAATGTCTGGGTGTACAAGTCGTGCAAGTATTACGGTGTCTCTTAGACAACCTTGCATCTTGAAGTCAGGGTATAACTTTATGATTGCTGGTATATCAAAGCCCTGCACATTGTGACCTACAACAACATCTGCAAGTTCAATCTCTTTGAGACCCTCCTCGATGTTATTCTCTTGAGAGTTGTATCTACGGACTTCATCACCTTGTCTTATTA